CAAGAAATGAATTCATTCAAATCAAAGATGTCGGCTCTCCCTCGACTAGGGAAAGTCATCAGCTCAAACGTTATTTCTAACGCTGATACCTGCAAGCCTGTTGGCAATACAGATGTTGCTGATACGGGTATAGACAATTCACTGACTCCATTAATGGTTAATTCCATATATGGAGTTGGTGAAATCAGGAAGAGAAATCCTGCGAAACTCGTGTCGTCAATCCTTGAATATTCATTCAAGGATGTCGTGGCGCAAGCTTCGACAAGACAAATCGTACGATCCTTGATCTTGCCTTTTGTATGTCGCCATTCTTTGAGAAAAGAGTGGTTCAATTCAAAAGAACTTGATCGAATGAAGAAGTCGTTTCGCAAACTTGCGATTCGAGTTAATCATTTTGTGACCGCCGATTCGAGAGAACAAGCCTATTGTAAATATTGGCTTGATCTAGCTCTCTTTCAGTGTGTTTCATCCTCCTCTAACCCTCCGGTTCGAGAAGAATGGAACACATGTCCTTTGTTTTCGGGTTGGTTGAAAACACATTTGAAACGATCGATCCTTCAAAAGGATCTATCTTTCATTTACTCTCTTCAGAAAGGATGTAAACAGGCTTGGCCTGCTTTATCTGATCTTAAGAAAGCAAAAGCATTGGATTTACATAAGGCTCGTCTTTCTGAGACAAAACCTCATTGTGACCTTGATCTTTCTTTTAAGATCATGGAAACCAGTGCAATGTTATTTTCTTCCTCGACATATAAATTTGGTCATCGTCGTCCTATCTGTGAAGATTGGACGCAATACCAAAAATTTATGCCTTCTGGATCGGCCTGCCGACAAGTTTCTCTCCGTCATGGAGGGGCACTCGGCTTATTTGGCAAATTCCAGTTCCCGTCAGTAAAGACTCCACTAGGAAGTCTTGGTATGTTGAATGCTAAGATTGACTGTTGGCGTAAGGAGAACTATTTGAAAGCAGTTGATTCTGTGAAATCTCGTCTTTTAGACGAGGATGAGGGACAAAATCATTGCACCATTCTGAATTCGGTTGATGTCGTCGCGATTCCTGAACCCGGAAAATTCCGGATCATCTCTAAAGGAGATGGATTCCTCTACACAGCATTGCAACCTTTACAAGGTTTTATGCTTAGTTGTTGGAAACAGTGTTTCGCTTCTACAATGTTGCATGACGATCTTACCAGTTCTATTCAAAAGATACATGGTGAGACCGAGGATTTACCCTTATGGTGTTCTGTAGATTACGACGCTGCCACTGATTTATTAAGAAAGGATGCGTCGCTGAAAGCCTTTTCAGGTTTACGCGATTCTCCTTACTTTTATCTCGGTTATTCCTCTCTACTATGCGGAAATGCTCACTATCCTGACGGTTCTTCCGTTCGCGTAGTTGAGGGTCAGTTAATGGGTCATCCGTTGTCTTTTCCACTACTTTGTTTAATTAACTTAGCAGTCTATTGGACAGCGATTGATCGTTGGGTTGAAGATGTCCCTTCTTGTGAAAGGAGAGACACCATCCGTTTGGCAGAAATTATGCGTCG